TCCATCATTTTGTCGCCACCAGCCAAGATCAGCCTGAACCAGCGCCAACTGGCCACGATCAGCCGAGACTGGAAACGATGATCCCAGACCATGCCGGCTCACTAGCTGGACTTGTGGGGGACATGGCCGAGAAGGTACTCAAGATCACCATGATGCCCTGGCAAAGACATGCACTTGAGGGGATGCTTGCGGTTGACGCTGATAACAAGTTTGTGCATCGCTCGAGCCTTGTTTCGGTCGCCCGTCAAAATGGCAAGACCACGATTATTCAAGCGTTAATTCTATTTTGGCTTGTGGAAATGCCAAAGATCAGGGGCGGAAAACAAACAGTTGTTTCGGGCGCGCACAGACTTGATCTTGCGTGTTTGTTGTTTGATGATCTTGCACCAATCCTTGAAGAATATTACGGAGCCAAGATCGTCAAATCTTACGGCCGTTATCAGGCCACGATGCCAGACGGCAGCAAATGGTGGGTCAAAGCATTGAAGCCAAACCAAGGTCACGGTATGAGCATTGACTTGGTGATCGTGGACGAACTCTTTGACGTCAACCCCGACTCTGTTGAGGGCGGTCTGTTGCCGGCACAGCGCGCACGAAAAAACCCGCTTGCTTGCTTCTTCTCTACGGCTGGCACCGAGGAATCTGTCTTGTTCCAGCGTTGGCGTGAGGCTGGCATTCGAGCCATTGACAAGGGTGAGCCGTCCACGATGTACATGGCGGAATGGTCACCTGACCCGAGCCTTGACCCGTTGCATCCTGCGTCATGGGCATGGGGTAATCCTGCGCTTGGTCACACGCTGGACATGGACACAATTAGACAAGAATCAACAAACCCCGATCGGGCATCATTCTTGCGCGCATCCCTAAACCTTTGGGTGAGTGTTGTCCGCGGATGGATTGAACCAGGACGCTGGCCGTCCCTTGAGTACACAGGGGATATCCCTAGCGGTGGCGTCGTAGCCATTGAATCGTCGCTGGATGACTCTCGATACAGCGCAACTAGATGCGTCAACTTGTCAGACGGTCGAGTGCTTGTCACCGTGGCCTTTATCGCCGAGTCAATCACAGAGCTGTGGGACAACGTGCAAGAACTCGCCAAAGACCCCACAATCAGGTTTGCCTTATCGCCGACCGTGGACGCAACCTGCCCACCAAACATCGAGCGCCGCCGAGTCGTCGTGGGTTATGCGGAACTAGGACGGTTTACACCGCTCGCCAAAAATATGATTGCCGAAGCGCGACTGTTACACACGGGAGAAAAACTGCTAGCAGAACATGTTCAGCGCGCTGTTGCGGTACGCACCGATAACACGATCGTGCTCTCGAGCAAGCGTTCACCTGGCCCGATTGAGTTGGCGCGAACAATGGTCTGGGGGATTGGCATGTGTGCGCGTCCAGCCCACACAGGTAAACCCATGCTGGTTGCCGTTAACCACTAACATTCTCGTCGGCGACCGCACGTTCTTGCCTTTTGTCGGAATCGGATAAGTCTCGTGCGGTTGCCACTTATATGGCAAAGTAGGACTATGGGATTATTTGATCGCAAAATTAGCAAAGCAGCAATTAGCCCTGCGCCAGTAAAAGCGGCTGCAGCTGGTGGCTTTGCGCCTGGCTACTCGTCGTCAAATGTTGGCGTCAACATGATCGGCCAGTACTACACCTACCGCGAAGGCGAAGCGCGTAACGCGGCGATCAGCGTCCCAACTATTAACCGTGCGCGCGATCTGATGGCATCAGTTATTGGCTCAATGCCATTGCGAATGTACAACGAAGTTTGGGATCCAGCAGAAGAAGAAATGTCAAAGTTTTATATTGAGCCACGCTCTTGGATACGCCGACCAGACCCAAATGTAAGTTTTCAATTTCTTATGTCATGGACGCTGGACGATCTCATGATGTTCGGTCGGGCTTTCTGGTACATCACGGAGAGATATGCTTCGGGCTATCCCGCGGCGTTTACTCGACTGCCAGCAGGTTCAATCACTACGACCGACATGGCTGGCCCTGTTTGGTTTGCCCCATCATCGCAAGTGTATTTCCAAGGCGGAGAAATTGACCCAGCAAACCTTGTGCAATTCTTGTCGCCATCACAAGGCTTGATTTACTCGGCACCAGGTGCAATTGAAACCGCACTTAAACTTGAAGCAGCGCGCAACCGCAACGCATCGTCAAGCATTCCTGCCGGCGTACTTAAGCAGACTGGTGGCGAACCACTTAGCGCTCAAGAACTTGCTGATCTTGCTAGTGCGTTTAATGCGGCGCGCGCAACTAATCAGACCGCCGCGCTAAACGAATATTTGTCTTACACCGAAACCAATTCAACGCCTGACAAGATGCTGTTGATTGAAGCATCGCAATACCAAAGTCTTGAATGCTCCAGGCTCGCAAATGTCCCGCCATACCTTGTCGGCGTAGCGACTGGCGCATACTCATACCAGTCTTCACAGCAGGCTCGAGCAGACCTGTATCTGTTTGGCGTCAAGTTGTATGCCGACGCAATTGCTGGCGCGCTGTCAATGGACAACGTGCTACCGCGCGGAACATACGTGGAGTTTGACGCGCACGAATACTTGGAAGAAAACTTTATGGCCGACAGCATGGACAGAGAAGAAATAAACATTGAAGAAAATACACAAGAGGAGATCGCATCATGATCAAATTAATTTCAGGAGATTTCACGCTAGACGCCGCTAAAGGCGACGCGCCACGACGCACCATCAGCGGAACCGCCGTTCCTTACAACGTGCCGGCAACGGTTTCGGATGGCACAGCTGTGATTTTCCGTCCAGGCTCATTGCCAGTCGAGGGCAAAGCACCGCGCCTGTTCATGTACCATGACGCAAGCATGCCAGTTGGTGTTGTTACTGAGCGCGTAGATACCGAGCAGGGAATGATGTTTAGCGCCAAGATCAGCGCAACCAGCCTTGGCAACGACGCTTTGGTCATGGCGCAGGACGGCACAATTGACCAAGTCTCGGTTGGGGTAAATCCAGTCAAGTTCTCATACGACGAAGCAGGAACCATGATTATCGAAGCAGCGGATTGGACAGAGTTGTCGCTCGTTCCGATCGGCGCGTTTGGTGACATGGCCAACATCGCCAGCGTCGCAGCGAGTATCCACCAAGAGCCAGAAGAAGTAGTGTTAAATGAAGAAGTAGTCCCAGAACAGGAGAATGAACCCATGTCAGAAGTAACCGCACCAGCAGTTGAGGCAACAATCCCTACTGCACCAATTTTTGCACAGGCTAAAAAAGAATTCGTCTTGCCAACCGCAGGCGAGTTCATGGCCGCTTATCACATCGGTGGCGACACGTTCAAGAACATGAACGCTGCAGTTGCTGATTACACCGCATCAAAGCGCACCGCATTGCAGGCAGCTGCAGGTGACGTGCTTACGACTGACACACCTGGTCTTTTGCCAGTTCCAGTACTTGGGCCATTGGTTCAAGACCTCAACTTCTTGCGTCCAGTAGTCGATGCAGTTGGCGCTCGCGCTTACCCAGACAGCGGACAGTCAAAGACTTTTATTCGTCCAACAATCACCACGCACACCAGCGTTGCATCGCAATCAGAACTTGGTTCAGCATCAGCAACAACCATGGTGATCGCATCCAACTCAATCAGCAAAACCACACTTGCTGGCCAAGTAACGCTGTCAGTTCAGGACATTGACTTCACTTCACCTGCAGCAATGCAGTTGATCTTGAATGACCTCATGGGCGAATACATGATCGCTTCTGACAACTTGGCTGCAGACAACTTGCTCACCGCAGCAACTTCGTCAGGCGTTTGGGACGGAACCGTAGCCGACTTGCTTAAGTCTGTTTATGACTCCGCAGTTGACATTTCAACAAACCGCAACTGGACACCTACCCACATGTTCGTAAGCCCAGACGTATGGGGTCAACTTGGACAGCTCGCCGACACAACTGGCCGTCCAGTATTCCCATTCATCGGCGCAGGCCTCACCGGTCAGAACGCACTTGGTGGCGGTCAGGCATCTTCATGGAACGGCAACCCACTCGGTTTGCAATTGGTAGTTGACAGCAACTTCGCTGCCAAGACCATGATCATTACCCGCGTTGGTCAAGGTGCAGGCGATGCTTACGAGTTCTACGAATCAATCCGTGGCCTCATGAGCGTTGAACAGCCGTCAGTCTTGGGACGCAACATGTCATTCCATGGCTACGTATCCACGTTCGCTGCAATCTCTGGAATGATTCGCAAGATCACCCAGGCCTAGTCGAGAGCGGAGCAACCGCTCATGGCTACATACACAGTTACTAACAAGTACCTGATTGACAACTTTGCCGTACTGCAACTCCTGACCCCATCGGAGATTGCAGTCGGCAGTTCAATCACGGTTGCTGGAGTTGACGCAACATTCAACGGCACATACTCGGTGCGCGCATTGCCACAGTATTTGTTTTTAGGCATTGATACACAGGGCGATTTGCTCTACGACTATCAAGTACCGATTGCCGATCAGGTGCTTTACGCCAAGACCGCAAGCGATGTTGAGCGTGTCGCCGCGTCTGGGACTGTTGCTAATGACCCTGTTTGTACGTGGGTAACTGCCGCGCAGGTTATGACCTACCTTGGCATCACGATCACGAACCCGTCAGACGATTACACGTTGCTCACGCAATCGGTGTCTGCTGGCAACCAGTTCTGCTATCGCAGGCGTCAGGAATCGGGTTATATCGACTCCCTAACGACCTCTCCTGGCGGTGACGCAACTTTGGGCACCTTGATGTACTGTGCGGCCTTGTGGCGCTCCCGTGGCTCAATAGAGGCAACCTACGCCACGTTTGATGGCATGGGTTCGGCACCACAGCAAAGCCTGACCCCGATTGTCAAGCAACTGCTTGGCATCCCTCGTCCAGCGGTTGCCTAATGTCCTACACCGACCTGTTTAACGAAGCAATTGATGACGTCACCGCAACGCTTACAGCTGTATCAGGATTGCGCGTCATAAACGACCCAACAAAACTTGTGCCTAATTGCGTGTATTTGGACGCACCAAACTTCACCACGTTTGCTGGCAACGGCAACATTGTGCGCCTCGAGTTTCCTGTCAAGGTCATTGGCTCTGGGCCTGCAGGTCTGCCGGTGCTCCGCTCAATTTTGGGCATTGTCGCAAGCGTGCTTGGCTCGTCAATCATTGTCATGGCTGGACGTCCGTCAAGCCTTGAGATTGGTGGCGCGTTGTACCCGTGCTACGACCTTGATTGCGCTATTCAAGCCCAGACCGCATAATCCACAACTAAGCAACACGAATCATCTACTATCAGATCAGAACTTAAGGAGCAATCATGGCAACTAGCACGTATCTCTCTAACCCAGTAGTCAAAGTCGGCACAACCCTTGCCGGCATTGTTGACATTACCGATCAGGTCTCCGCAGCAACATTGACTGTTACTGCAGAAGCACTCGAAGACACCGCGTTCGGCTCCACGTCGCGCACAATGACAGCAGGCTTGTTCAGCAACTCACTTACCTTG